ATCTCCTCCGCCCCGTTGAACGCCTCCATCTCGTCCGCGCGGAGCTGATAGGGCTGGACGCCCTCCAGGACCCGAGCGAATGCGCGGGAGTACGCGGGCGAGCCGGTCATCAGGACGTGGCGTGCGATGCGGCCGTGACGGTCGCTGCGCTCGATCAGCCGGGCGACCTTCTCCCGCTGGTCGTCGTTGAACGACTCGGCGCTCTCCTGCTCCACGGCGTTCAGCGCACGCGCCCGAAGGTCACTTTGGCTGAAGCTGTTGGTGCGGACCGCGTCGAGGTTCTCGAACGGGTCGAGGCGGGTGGCGCGGCTACGGCCGCCACCGTCGGACTCGACGCCACGGCCGGCGGCGGACCGGGCGCGCTCGTCGTCGTTTCCCTGCTCGGCCACCGCGGCGGCGTTGCGGGCGGTCTCGCGGACGGTGTCGATCCGGGCGAGGCGGGCGGCGATCTGCTCGCGCTCGGCGGCCAGGGTCTTGTGCTCGGTCTCCAGCTCATCGAACCGGGTGGTCTCGGCCTCGCCGAGGTCGCCGTCGGCGAGCGTCAGCAGCTCGGACCGGCAGTCGGGCAGGCGGGCGTCGATCTCGTCGACGCGAGCCCGCATCTGGGTCTCGTTCACAGCAGGATGCCTTCCTTCAGGAGTCGCGCCCGCGCCTCTACGCGGGACATGACCGGGCTCGGTGACGTCTTCGTTGTTCGTGGTATTGGCACGGCCAGAGGCGAGAGCCTCAACAGCTGCGCGCAAAGCTTCGATGCCGTCCTGTTCTTCGAGCTCGTCGAGGTCGACGGCGCCGAGCCCGTACGCGTGCAGCAGGGCACGAACACCGACGATCCCAGCGTCCTCATAGGCGGGCATCGGCGTGGGCCCGTACTCGCGCATCGCAATCTCGGTGCGGGTGACGGTCGGGACCTCACCGTTTCGGGCCCGGTACGGGCGGCGCGCTGAACTCGACGACTGGATCATCCGGCCGGAAAACGACTGGCCGGTGATCGCGCCTTCGCGGATTGATTCGAGAACCTCGTCAGCGAGCTGTGTCCGGTTGTACTTCGTGACGGTCAGCACACCGCGTTGATCCGTACGGATCTCAAGGGGCGTGCCGATCGGCATGGAGTGCCGCTCCGACGGGGTGCCGTGCAGCGTCATACCGTGGTTGTAGAAGACACCGAACTTCAGGCCGCGCTCCGCGATCGTCTTGTCGAACGCGGACCTGCCGATGACCTCGTGGTAGTGGCCGTCCTGGTCGTGGATCTCCGCAGGTGTACCGAACACAGACGCGTACGCCTCGACGGTCCGGCCATCGCCGCCGGACCGGACCTTGATGTCTTCGAGCGGGTACGACCGCGTGAAGGTCGTTGTCATTTCGCTTGCCCTCCGTCGGCTGCGGTGGTCCCGGCCGCGCCGGCACTCGGGGTAGTCGGGGTGTCCGTCTGGGCCTGATCGGCGGAAGGTGCCGCAGGCTGGTCGGCACTGGCGGGTGCGTTCGGGTTAGTGAGCTTGTTGGGCGGCATCAACTGCACGCTGAAAAGACCGGTGTGCTTCAGCAGCGCCGGGTTCTCCTCAAGCACAGCCGCGACGGCAGACGTCGGCTCGAACCCAGCGTCCGTGTACGTGCGGATCGTCTGCGCCTGCTGGGCCTGGATCTTCGCGACCGCATCCCGGTCCTCACGGAGGAACGCGATGTCCCGATCGTCGTACCAAAGCGTCGCATTGCTGGGCACGTTCACAAGGGTCGCCAGCGACCCGGCGGCGTTACGCCACAGCGGTCGGAGCGTCGCATCCGCGAACCGCCGCCGGCTAGCCGCGTAGTTCCCGGCGTTCAGGGACGAGCCGGCCAGGCCCTCGGAAAAACCGACGATAACCGGCGGGACGCCCGCCGCAGCCGCCAGGCGGGACTCGCCGGCGCCCTGCGTGGCCTTGAAGTCGAGCTGGCGGAGGTCTGCACCGACGACCTTCACGTCCGCGCCGCCGCCCAAAAAAATGGTCTTGTACGCGTTCGTAACGCCGCGGTGCCCCTCGTCGAACGCCGCTTTGAAGCGTTCGAACGACTCGGGCTTCACCGATGCGTCCAGGGTCGCAACGATCTGCGGGCTGGCGCCGTTGCGGAAGAAGTTCAGCTTGTGCTGGGTCGCGGCCTGGTCCGCTTCGATCTCGCGGATCACCGGCGTCAACCAGGACATGCCCCGGAAATTGTATTCGGGGTCGGGGATCGGCGCGAAGTGTGCGACTTGCTCAGGGAACAGGACGGTGCCCTCACCGGAGCCCGGCGCACGCGGCGAGTAGATGTAGCCGATGATGTCGCCGTCGATGGCGTCGCCGTACAGGTCCGGTTCGTCGTGGGAGCCGGTCACGATCGTCACCCAGTCCGGCCGGAGCCGCTTGATCCGGCCGCCGGCCTCCGTGAAGAACGCGTTGCCGGCCAGGTCCGCGTCCTGGATCATCCGGGACAGCAGGTCGCCCGTCGTGGCGTTCGTCCATGGCTGCTCAAGGATCGCTAGGTCGGCCGTGCCGAACAGGTCACCGGGCCGGCCGCTGGACATCCGCCGGAACTGAAAGCGCGCCTCAGAGAACACCATCTGGCGGACGAACATCAGGCTGGCGATCGGGCCGTCGCGCTTGAAGATCCGTTCGGCAGCGACGAGGAAATCAGAAACGATCGGTCGTTCCTGGCCATCCACCGGGCGACCCGTGCCGTACCACGGCGAGATCGGCCAGCCTTCGGACGAGTCCAAGTCGAAGCGCTGCGATCGGAGGGAGCGTTGCAGGAGATTCACTGGCGCTCCTCACCCACATCAGCAAGCAGCAGGCACGATGCGGCACACGCGGCGCCGCCGAGAAGCAGACCGAGGCCCAGGCCCCACTCCAGACCAGCGCCGACAGCAGCGGTGATGAGACCGGCGGCGTAGCCGAGGCGGGCCCGCGCGAGACGCGACAGGCGGATCACTCCGACTCCGGATCTTCAGCGCCTAGAATCGCCGGTGCAAGCGCCTCGGCCGATACGGTGACGCCGACAAGAGGGTGCGCCTTTGCCAGCTCTTCCTCGCTCATCCGAACATCACCCATGGCTCGACGGACTCCTCTTCGACGTAGGCCGCGAGCCCTTGGCGGGCCAACGTGATCGCCACCAGCGGCGAAATATCCACAACCGGGCTACGCCGGTCCCACCGCTGCCCATCGCCGAGCGGCTTCGTCACCGCGCCAGCGACCGCGGCGTCCAGCGCCGGATGCGGCATGTACCGGAACGTCGCCTCATCACCCTCGGCCTTGCCGGTGGCCGCGATGAACGAGCCCGTCCCGTCCGCCACATCACCAGCCGACGTCCGGATGACCTCGACGCCCGCCTCTTCCAAATCCGAGATCAGGAAACCGGCCGGGCCCTTCGGATCTACGACGAACGGGGCGCCATGGCGCTCCTTGAGCGCAACCGCCCGATCTACGAGCCAGCTCGTACCGCGGCGATGGTCCACGACCTCCAGGTGACCGAGGTCGTCCTCGCGGATACCGGCAACACCGATCGCCGCGTGTGTACCGCCCGGCGTCGCGTCGATGGCGAACATGACCCGGCCGGCCCGCCGCGACGAGGAGTCCGCGAGGGACCGCCAGGCGCTCTCGCCGATCACCGCCCAGTCCGGGCGCATGTCCGGGACGTGCTGGCACAACACCTCGGTCCGGAACACCTGCTCGGGATCCGTTGTGAGCGCCGAGGCGATCGCTTCCTCGGTGACCGTGTAGCCGAGCGATGGGTTCGCCATCGCCCAAGCCGTACGGTCCCGCAGGCGGCAGTCCGCGGTGTGTATGTCATCCGGTCGGCCGCACGTGCATTTGATGTCGTCCGGCGCGCTCCACTCGAAGTACCCCAGCGACGGGTCCGCACCCTTCGGGTTCTTCGCCGCGGCGCGGCCCTGCTTCTGCAGCGCGTTCAGTACGACCGAGTAGTCGTCGCCCGCGTTGCTGAATGCCCAGATCTGCGCGTTCGCGCGTGCCATCGTGGTCTTGGTGACCGCGCCCCACGCGAGCCAGGTCTGGTGCTCGCGAAGCTCGTCGAGGT